CTCTTAAAAAACAAATTCAAGAAAATCAAAACTTAAAAGCGAGTAATGGGGAGTACCTTTTTTCACAAAATGATTTATCTGCTACATACAAGCCTTTTAACGAAGCCTTAATGGGGCTGAAAGATAGAATATATAAAATATCTGACAATAACTACACTGCGGTAAAAAAATATGCTAGGTCTAATCCTTCAAAAAATCCTATTAAAGTTCAGGATTTCTTTAAGAGGATGGAGAAAAAACTTAGCAAAGATGAACTGAATCAGTTAGCAGAACTTTACGCTACAGAAATCAAGCGTACGACTACATTAGAAATAAGTGGTAAAACGGCTTACGAAGACTTAAAAAAATTATCTGGTTTTTCTTTAGAGAATACAAATTTTGATTCCGTTAGTAAACTATTTCGACTTAGGAAAGAGATTAATTTTAAAGAAGGAAAATTATTAGAACAAAACAACTTTTATAAAGCACTAAAAAAAGAACGATACAACGCATTAGATGCTCAGGGTAAAAAACTCCTTAAAGAAGCTGATGACTACTACAGCAACTCAGTGGACCCAATGAAGGAACGCATATTAAAACCAGCTTTTGATAAATTTACCGATAAAAGCGGAAGGCGGGTAGCAAAAGAACACGAAGCCTTAGAGGGAGTAGAGAACGTACTAAAAAATGAATCAGGAGCTGCTGTAGAAAAGTTTGATTTAGCGATTAAGCTATTTGATGAAGCAAAAGATGAGGCTGGAAAACTACAATACATTAAGTCTTTAAGAGGTGGTTACTTGCTTAAAAATGGTGCATTTACTGGAACTCCTTCAGGTAAAATTATTAAACCTACTACAGCAGACAGTCTGCTCCAAAAAAGGTTATTTGGAAATCAGTACGAAGGTATGTTTGGACTTCTAAGGGAATTAGAAGGACTTGGAGGAAGCCTCAATCCTGATAAGGGACTCTATCTTCTAGATAATGTTTTTAACTTAAGCAAAAAAGATGCTGACTTGCTTTATGATGAACTTAAAGTTTTTTCAAAAGAGAAAATACAAAGAGAGAAGGATCTGGGAGCAATTTTATTTAATTCCCCTGATCAGGTAAATTTACTTAGAAGCCAGGGAAAGTTGGCGGAGTTCGTGACCGCAGCAAAAGTAAGTGGTGCTGCCATTGGTGATTTCTTGTCAAAATTTGGCTCAGATATTCAAGAAAACGCTTTTAAAGCAAGAGTCATAGAAGAGTTGTTCGCTAGTCATCAAAAATCAGGATACCTTTTCGATGGCAAAAAAGTAATAGAAATTCTTAATAAGGACGACGAAAAGTACAAAGCCTTGTTTGGGGCTAAAAAATTATCTGCTATAAAAAAGTACGCTGATGTAGTAGCTAGGATTCCTAAAGCGGATGCTAGTCTTAGCTCAAAAGCAACAGAATTCGGTAACAGCAAGTTGGCTGCAACAGTGGATGGGAGCAAAGTTCGGTTTTACTATAGATGGATTGCTGGATTAAGTGCTAATCCACAAAAGGTAGCAAAAATATTAGGAATTCATCTTCAATCTATTGGAGAAGGAGCTGAATCTTCATTAAGGCTAGACGTTTTGGCAATGAACCCCGATTACCTTGTTGATGAAATACTTGTAGGAAAAGTAATGTCAAGAACCTTGGCTACCGATCAGGCTATGAGTATATTATTTGCTCAAGATGATCCAATTGCTTCTAGCTTACGCAACGATCTTTCAATCTATTCGAGTACCATAATTGCAGATCAAAGAAGTAAAAGTCCTGAAGCTATTTTAGGCCCAGAATAAGCTTACGGTACTTCTCCTTAGTGCTCTCCCTCTTTGAGCGCCTCAGGAGCCTCTTGTACTTCCTTAGAAGCTTATCCTTATCTGTTAGGTGCTTGGGGTGAATCGGGTTCTCAGAATAATCCTGGCCCCAGTACTCAACCAATTTAATTACTGCGTCTTCCCTAGAAACTCCTAGGTGTTTAAAGTACCTGTTGAAGGCGTTTATGACCTTCCCTTCAAACGCGTTGACCTCTCGTTGGAGTACTTGCCTAACGTGCCCCGTCTTATGATCGTGATCTAAAACGGGGTCCGTTATAAGCAAACCAGATATAGGGTCTATGCCCTTTTGTTTCTTAAGGGCTGCTTCTCTGTAAAGCTTAATCTCTTTATGTTTAAGCTTCTTCGCCATAGTTCAGCCCCGAAAAGAACTGGTAGTTATCGTTCAGCTTCTTAAAGGCGGTAATGCCCCATTGCACTTTAGATTCAGGCCACTTCTTTACCTTCATGTCCGCTGACTCGCAGTCGAATACAACGCTGAACACGTCTGGAATATAATCTAGTTCCCACTGCTTAGATATAATCTTAGCTTCAATAGCTAACTGGCAGCAGTCCGTGTCGTAGCTCTTGTTCTTATCGTTCCTGAACTTGAAGTCGTACAGCTCGTACATCCCCTTATCGTTCATGCAAATGAGATCAAGCATCCCAGCGACGTTTAGATCATCGTCCAGCACGGAAAGCTCCATATGTACTGGAGCGGAAGAAGTACTAGAGATGTGCTCTATGAACCTAGCTGCGTACTTCTCGTACGGGCCGTAGTAATCAGATCCGTCTTGGTACTGCTTTAGAGCCTCCTCTAGACCCGCGTGGGCCTTTGTACCGAACTCTGATGACGTTACCTCAGTTCCGTCCTCGTCTGTCCTGTACCCCCATAGACGCTCTTTGAGCTTCGCTGGAGGATCATCTGGGTACTTCTTAGTGAACTCAATAAGCTTGTTCTCTCTCCAGACGTTCATGTCGAACCCTGACAAACCCTTCGGCATGATAGAGAGAATCCCAGTAACTGAGGGAGATACCCCCCCGTGCTTTTTGGCCTTCGGAATACTGTTTACAGAATTAACCAGGGATACTTTCCCTGTACTGCTTTTTTTATAGAAGTGCATCGCTCAATATCTAATTAGATTTTGATTGGATGGTTTCTTGGTTTACAATCTCCTGCTTGATGTCCTCTATCTCGGCCCCTGTAAGATTCTCCCAAGACCGATTCACGTTCTTCTTAGCAAGATCGTGACCGAAGTTCACAATAGCACTAAGTGTCATTCCCTGAAGAATATCAAGAACTGACTGATTATTGAACGCGTTATTGATCATGTGATCCTTAACTTGTTCGTCTGATATGTTTTCTACTTTTAGATCTTTAGACATAAAGCTAAAGATGCTTTTACAATTCTGGAATGCAAGCTTTTTTTTACTTCATCTCACAAAATTAAATTATTTGCCGCAGTTTTATCTTCCTGAAGTCAATAAATGTACGATAAAGCCTCGCAAAGTTCAGACCTCACATACTCGCAGACTTCTTCAGGGGATTCAAAAGTCAACCCATGTTTAAGCTCGCTCCTCATCCTGTTGTCTACTGCACAGATGGATGATGATAGATGCCCTATATTAGATACCATTTTGAACTCTTCCTGCTCCTCTGGTAAATTAAATTCTATTGTTGCGCGTGGCACTTGTATACTATCCTTTAGATTAATGTTCTTTAACTATTATAGCGTTACGTTTTATTGTTCAATTTCTCGAAAGCGGCGATCTTAGCGGCGATCATAACTCATACATTCTTCGTGTATTATTTGGGGCCAAACGAAACTATTGTGATTAATCGGAGGAAGATCACTATATGCCGTTCGGGTATTTGTGGCGGCTCTTGTGTTCTTCGTACATTTCGCACATTGTGACTCTACTGATTGGCGGACCCGTCGAGACCCAAGATCCACCTTCGTACCAAAAACCTTTGCTCTTTGCGTACTCTGCAAATGAGAGGGGCTTTGCAAACACACAGTCTTCGTTAAATTCAAATCGTGGTTCATCTTCGGCGTTTAGTAAGTCCAGTGCTAGTTTCGCGAATCCCTGAATATCGCGCCAATTATCTGCGTGTCTGAAATCACCCGTAACCATGCGTGAGATCTTGGAACAAATGATGTCCAGACTTTCCCTCATGTAAGGGGGCATATTCGGATAGTTGGTCTCCATTTGGATTGCTTCCTTTAGTAGTTGGGCCACTGTTGCGTTATCAGTAAACGCACCGTAGGATTCTGTTCGTTCTTTTATAGTGTCTTCAATCATAATGCCATCGGGTAAACGCTAACTTCATCGAGATCATTTTGGCCTCCGTTCTCTACAAACCCACAAGCGATTGCTGGCTTGGGTCCGTGCTTCCCATACGCCATTGCGTAGCTTTCGTGGTCAATCCCACACCCTGTTTGCATCCCGAACACTCGGAAAGAATCCCCTACCGCCCATTGGACATAGCATTCCGTGTGATAATGGCCTTGAACATTGTTAACCATATCAGCTTTCGCCCTTTGGATGCCTTTCTTGGCCTCTCCGTGACAGTACTTAACGCCATCTATGTGGATGCTTTCGTGGAATTTCCAATTGGGGGTCTCTAAAACTTCTGGACAACTACGAATCCAACGCTTACTGACCCCTGCACTAAAAGCCTTACGGGACACGATGCGATCATGGTTCCCTATTACCACATCAGCCTTGGGGAATGCCTTGTACCAACGCTTAACCTTCTTAATAGATAGGTTTAACTCATCTCCAGCAGACATCCCGTCTGGGTCTTGCTCGTGGAATGAACTATAATGCGAATCAATAATGTCCCCAATAAACAAAACCCGGTTGCACTTCTTCTTCTTGTAGAGCTTTTTACAAAAGGACAAATATTTGTCTAGGCAAAAAGGCTCGTGAAGGTCTCCTACTATTAATAATTTACTCATAATCTATTCAGTATCTATTAACGATTTACCAAATTCCCAAAGCTCCTCATCAAATACTTCCCCAGCTTCCCATTTAGACTTGAAAGAGGCTTCGTGCTTTCTGATGGCTGCTTGGATCTCATCTATTTGATCTTGTAGCGATTGCGTCATAGTATTGGCTTCTGTGCTCCGAACAAGTGTTTCTCTAGGTGGTTAAAAGAACCTCGGTATTCCGGCCAAGTCTCCATTCGCGATGCGTGTTCATTGATGTGGTAATGCAAAGACGTGCGGTGCATGTGCATTAAATCAGACAATGCGTAAACATCATCGCATATCCTAAGTAGGACGTTTGTAATGCACCCCCTAACGGCATCGGCAGAGTACCTCTTGCACTTCGCATTGCGAACGTACTCCACGGGGACATGGAAGGTTCTCTCTGCCTCTGCCATTAATTCTTCGTATTCTTTAACGGGATTTAGGTTAAACATCATAGTTGTTTCTTTAGTTTAATGGCTAATGTCAGTACAGATTGATGGCATTGGTCAAGGGTGCAAGTTGGGGCCATTGCCTTTAATACCAAAGCAAATCCCGCTAGAATCAAGAATTTAAGCGGTATATCTTCCACTTCTGAAACATCACTATGTTCGCATTTACCCTGGGGGTCAACACTTAATTGCGTCGTTGGGCCTTTTGTTTTTTGCTCCGTGGTGTAGCACGTATAGGACTTGCCGTTTTTGAGACTAATACAGTCCTCTTCTTGTCCCGTAATGGGTATGTTTGGAGTGTCTCCTTCTTTGTGGTTTGGCTCCGTTCGGTATTCCAGAACAACGAATAGGCTTTTGTTCGTTCGCTGCAACCAAAGCAAGTCGCATTGCCTTTTCTCGGAGCGCTCAATCTTAACAATTGTTCCTCTTTTGTATTTGTCCATAATAAAATAAGCCCCGTAACGTGGGGCGAGGCGTTTGGTGTGTCTAACCTAGAACGGGAGATCGTCGTCAACTCCAGCCGCTACCAATTCATTCTCAACTGGAGAGGAGTTGGGGAGAGCTTCAGCGGGAGTGGATTCGCGGTTTTCTCTTCGCTCCTTTAACAACTCGTCGTTCTTGGCCGAAAAGGATTCCACCAAATCAATGAAGAACTTATTTTGAATGGTAAAGTCATACACGGTTCTGCCACCCATTTCAGCGGATTCAGGTGCGGGAATGCCAACATAAGCACCATCAATGTAATCAAATGCTGCCTTCGTGTTAGTTCTCATAGCGCCATTGTCTTGATAAACCATAATGTGTGTAGGAATTGACGAATGAGCGTTGCCTTCACCATCAGTCCACTCACGTTTACCCTTTAGGTTCGTCCATGTCTTGAAATCTATTGAATCGTTAATGTCAATATTGGGGATCTTCTTTGCAAATCCCTTGAAGTCAGCGTGAAGCTTACCGTCGCTCTTCTTGTCTTGCCAAACCTTTATTTGAAGCACGTTTACACGGTTCTCTGAAGCAACGCCAATACAAAGCTCTTCGCCAAACTTGCCGTCTTTAATATAAAGAGAATCAATAACCCCACCGAATTGATGGGCTTCGTACTGCCAGCGTTCGCCTGGATTTGGCCTAGTGTACTTGTAGAGCTGACGCCCGTCGTTAGACTTTGTGTTTTCTTGATCTTTACAATAGCTCCAAAAGCCTCCGCCTTCTGCTATTTTTTTCCAATATCGTGTTTCTTCCATGTCTTATGCTTTCCTTTGTTGATGTTAGTGTCAATGTTTATCTGAAAATATGCCCCAGCCGTGGTTGGCCGCCTGTGGGGCTCAAGCGAAATAAAGGACTCTTGGCCCTTGCCGTACACTCACGGCTTATTTATCATGAATATCGAGGTATCCCGATCAGAAAGTGAACCCCAAGCCAGCGGCATACGGACTGATTGCCGTTAGCTCTGAACTTGCCGACTTGGGATTGGTTTCAAATCAAATAGGAGATTGCGTCCCTTTTTCGAGTTAGGACTAGAGCACCTGTTCCTGCCATATCTTCCATGCGTCAACACGGGGCTAGGTCTTAGATCATACCGCAATTGCGATACCGTATTTTGCTTACGAGATGAATTTGATTTGCGAAATGTTAAAGAACTATCCCGACAATGGCGGGAG